TCTGGTACTTTTGTCTTGAAGTAATCTATAAGATACTCCTTGGCATCAGCAGTGTGATTTACATCACTTAGAATCTCCATTCTATTCCTGTTCCACTCGTCACATGACATTTCCCAATGGGTAGCGTCATGATCAGCGAATAATAGGACTAGCAGTGCTAAACTGTGCATTGGATGAACGAAATCCGTTCCGAGTTGGCTTACTTGCGACCCCTCTGGGTTGAACGATGTGTGTATTATAACACATTACTATGTATAATAGCAGTTTTGTAACAAAAGGTAAAGTGAACCCTACAGGTCAAAAAATTTGCCGAGATTTTTTTCCCGATTATCTGAAATAAGAGTTCGGTTTTCCCTCAGGGATACATTCCAAAACTTTTTCTCTTGGGAACCAACCCAACCCACGCAATGCAGTAGTGTCAGCACAGGTAACATCTCTCTCACCTGGTGTGTGCTCCTTGACTGGTAGGTTCATGTACCCAAACCCTTCTGCTAGTTCCTTAACTGTTGTAGTCTCACCTGTTCCAACATCTATATGCCCAGTATATGTACTAGACATTAGATAACAGATTGCCCTAGCAACATCCTTAACATGGATCCAGTCTCTCTTATGATTAGTAACATATTTGACAGTATTATCTTGCAACATTCTGAATAACATATCAGGTCTACTGTTCTCACCATACACAGTTTGAAATCTCATACCTACACTATTAGGTGGTGCTTGTAGTTCATTAACCTTCTTAGTAATACCATAAGGATTTTGCCACCACTCTTCTACTTGTGCTGAACTAGCATATAGTAACCTAGTGTTGTACCTCTTACAATAATCAAAAATAGGTTTAGATTTCTCTACATTGTTTTCCCAAAACTTTTCTGGATTGTCTACACTGTCTCTAATAGCAGCAAACGCTGCTAGATGGATGATGTAATCATATGGTTTATCAAACATGCTGATCTCAGACTGAAAATCCCCGACATCATCGGGGAAATCCATACCATCAACTAAGTAACCATAACCTGCATCATGTCTAAGGTGATTGAAAACATAACTGCCTATGAATCCCTTATGACCAGTAACAAGGATCTTTGTCATTCTTTTCTTTTTTTCTTTTTAGTTGGTGCAGGAGTATTACCCCATAGATTAGGTCTAACATTACCTTTTGTATATCTAATGTCTTTGAGACCACCTTTTAGTTTGTCCCAATAGAAATTAAATATATCTACTTTTTTAGCAGCAATGACAATATCATGATAAGTTTTATCAGAATTGTCCACAGTATAATCTACAATAAAAGAATTTGTAGGTAAATTTGTTTGGTCTGCTTTGTCTAGAACACAATCTATGTCATGGATATTAATCCAATATTCTTCTTTTGCTGATTTTTTATCTTCGGCAGTCCAGACTTTAGACCCTGTTGCCCCAGACGATATCGGGGTAGGCTTCTTTAACGACTGGGAAGCTGCATTTGTATCTTTTGCCAAGTTTTTTGTCCTTTGCTAAACAAACTATTTCTGCTTCGTCAGGATGTAATGCCTCAAGCAGTTGAATGAACAAGACTTCTCTACGAGTATTGTTAATCTCGTAGTTGCCTCCTTCAATAAAATTATACAGTGTTCTGTACTCAGATGCAAGCTTGCTTTGAGATTCTATTGTTGGAGAGGGATTTGGTTCATATGGTACTTCACCCTCTGGTACAGCACTCTTGATACTCTCATCAAAATTCCAGATGAGTATAGATCTTATTGCTTTAGAGTCGTACTCCTGAAGCACCTCTATCTTTTTTTGTTTAGTCTTAGCATTATTAACAGCAGTTAATACTTCGCTAACAAGAGGTTTTGGTGGTAATTTTGCCATGATAATGAATTAAATTAATCGTTGTCGTCATCTTCATCCAGTGTAGGATCAAATCTAAAAGCGATCACAGAGTCTGGAATAATATTTCCATTCTCATCGTACATTTCTGGATGTGTAGGAGCATTTATAGTAGGTCTATCATGATGGTACATCATGTACTCTCTTAGTACCCATCCTAGCATGCCTGACACAATCGCTGTTATGAAAACAATGAACGATCCGATAACTAAAGATGTTGCTAACATTTTCTTACTCCATAAGGGTTTGTTTACTAATTTAAAACTGCCCCTCCATGCTAATTAATTTTATTTAGTTAGCAAGATTATTTTCTTTAAAGTACACCGCCACCTCTGAAGCACCACCAATATGTAACCTCTCTCCCTTAGGAAGATCTGCTACTACTTGTGGAAATTGATAGGTGTCGAACTCTCCATTAAACTCTTCAATAGTGAAGTGTTCGTCTAGAGTATACACTACATACTGCTGATTTGTCAACTGCATTAGTTGTTTTACCTTGTCACAATAATTGCAACCATTCATAGAATATATTGTGAACTGTGACATAGATCAATGAAAAAAATTATTTATAGGAATGCAGGTTCTCCGTCTTGACCTCCATACACCACTATATTAACATCTCTTAGGTCTTCTGGAGCAGGGATGCCGTTATATATTGTAACACCAAATCCTGTTGTTGTCCTATCATATACTGTTCCCCTAACCAAACCACCTGGGAAGTTGTTAGTACCTCTACCATTAATGACTACAGCATAGTTACTATCGTTCATTTCATCTGCGAAGTTGATTGTATATACACCTGTGGATGCTTGTTCAATAGAACTAACATTAAATGATCTATCGCCAGGTACATAGTCGCTGTTACCTACACCTAAGTTAGTGTTCATGTACCATGCAGTAGCACGACCCTCAAACATCTGAGTGTGTGTACATGTCTTAAGTCCTGCAGTATTCTTATACTCTCCTACCTTAAGGACTCTATTCATCTCAGAGTTAAAGACCTGAATGGAGTTACCCATACTGCCCATACTAGAACCAACACCCATACCATACCAGAATAGTGATGGTGTGAACTCAGTAATAGTAATTTCAGTATAAGATCCAGTCTCAGTAACATCCTGTGTCATCTCAGCAGGTGTGGTACTACCATAACCTACTGGATCACCTGATGCTGATGTATAAAATCTAAGAGGATAATTTGATTGCTGTGCAGCATTTTCAAATCTATATGTCTGTCCAACTTCAAATCTTAGATAAGGTGATTCGTATCCTTGAATATTGACTGATCTATCAGATCCAATTCCATGATACCTATGGTTGGTAGTCTTAGTACCAATAGTAACAGGTAGAGGTAAGAATGGTCCTTTATGTTCTGTGTAAAGACTCTTAGAGGTCTCTGCAGCACCTGTTAGTGTTGAGAATGATGAAGTGTTAGCAAAAGTAGAATTGATTGCCTGTGAAGCGATTCCTGCGTTAGTTGCATAGGTAGCAACACCAGCAAGATTAGCGTAAGTAGCAACACCACAGATGTCAGCATGTGGAACCTTCTGTACGCTGATAGTTGTAATGCCAGAAGATGTTGTTGTGACATCAATACTTGTAGTGAAATTAATTGTTGACGCTGTTCCTACATTACTTCCATTATTTTTTATACCAATACCAGTTCCAGTTGCAACGATACCTTCTAATTGAGATCCATCACCATAATACTTGTCAGATGTTCTGATTGGATTGTTAGTAGTGATATCAAAATTACTTGTAATACCAGATGCAATGGAAGCAGTAGCAGAGTTACCTGTACACTGGTTTGCTGACAACGCTACATTAGCAAGAGTTACAGCAACACCTACAGCAAGAGACTGTGCCTCTGTTGCTACATCAGCAGTGCCAGCAGTGGTAGCAAAGTTTGCAGTCTGTGCTAGTCCAATTGTACCAGCAGTAATAGTAGCAACACCTGCAGATACTGTAGTGATGTTAAACTCTGATCCAAAATCTATGGTAGCAGCAACACCAACCTGACTTCCAGCACTAGTGATACTAACACCAGATCCAGCAGCAATTACACCAGTGATGGCAGATCCATCACCAGCAAATGCTGTAGCAGTGATGACTCCAATAGTATTAACACTTCCATCGGTTCCTACACCAGCAAACTGAAGATCAATTGGCATAGTATATGCAGCAAATGATACATCAGTCCTTGATGCTCTAGTAACTAGAGTTTGACCACTAGCAATACCTATATTGTCTATCTTTAAATCTTGTAATGGATCTAATCTTAATCCAAAAACAAAGTAATCAGCAACACTAAAGGTACTGATATCTCCTGAAGCAATACCAACAGAAACTGCAGCAACCTCATCAGAATTTCTATTTGATACATGAATGGTTGCAACACCATCATACTTAGCAGTAACTAATCCTACATTGTCATTGATCTGAGGGAATGCAGTACTACTAATAAATGAATTACCTCTACCTAAATTTGCCTGAACATCAGCATTAACATTACCGTATGCTTTACTAGAAATAATAGTAAAACTTACACCAGGTTCAGATGATGAAACATATACTGAATCTCCTGCCTTCAGTGTAATGTCATCATACATTGCATTGCCACCTACCTCCAGTGGAATACCATATGCAATAAAATCAGACTCTTTGTTACCTGTAGAATCTTGAACTGTAATTTGTCCACTGTTACCATGAATAGTTGCAACACTTACAGATCCAAAACCATCACCACCACTGATAGATATGATTTCGTTGACTGCATATCCTTCTCCATCTTGATTGATAGTAGCACTTTGAATCTTACCATTAGTAACAGTAATATCAACAGTCAATCCTGTACCTGATCCATTACTAGTAGTAGCAACATCAGTGGTAGTACCAGCAGGGTAACCATCACCTTCATTGTTAACACCAGTTAGTGTGGCAACTCCATCTGCATTTGCATTTGTTACTGAAAGAACATCACCAATATCATATCCTGCTCCATCAACAGGAAGTTCTACTCCTGTTATAACACCATCGGTTGTTGTAATATTAGCAAGTGCTCCTGTACCATTACCTCCAATGAGTACAATGTTGGATCCATTTGAATATCCTGTTCCCCCATTAGTAATCCCAAAGGTTGCAATAGATTTATCACCAGAAATAGCAACTGAGTGATTTAATTTATCCTCCGTCTGATTCGCTGCCGATACATTAACTGTTACCATTTCTGTTGCTGTAAACAACAAGGTATTGGTAACAGTACCTAGTTGTAGTGTAGTTTTCAGCGATGCAAGTCTTCCTATCACGGTTCTAAGCACTGTTTTTTAGTATTTATCTGTGGTAGAATATATACAGTAAAGATTTTAGCATGTATATTCTCACAGGATCTGATGGTTTCATTGGTAAACACTTCAAGAGTTCTCTTGATGGTGTGGTTGAGGTTGATTTAGAGAATTGTTTTGATTTATTAGATAACTTCAGAAGTTGGGACAAAATAGATATGATCATCCATCAGGGTGCATTGTCATCTACAACCAACAAGAACCTTGAGATGGTGTACAAATATAATATAGATTTCAGTATTAAATTATTCGAGAAGGCAATAGAATATGGTATCCCTGTTAAGTATGCAAGTTCAGCATCTGTCTATGGTAATCAACGAGGCATTATAAATCCTTTGAACTACTATGCATTATCCAAAGCAACAGTAGATTACTGGGTATTAGATAACATTGAAAGGTTTGTGCACATACAGGGGTTTAGATACTTTAATGTATATGGTGAGGGTGAGCACACTAAAAAAGAAATGGCATCACTAGTCAGTCAATTTCAATGGCAGTCAGTGACTGGTCAAATACATCCATTTGAAGGGAGTGACGAGATATATCGGGATTATGTATGGGTTGGGGATCTTGTGGCAGTGGCACTATCAAACACTGCTGGTTCTGGCATATTCGATCTTGGCACAGGGCAGCCAACATCAATTGGCACTGTAGCTGAACTAGTTTCATCAAAAACGCAGTCGAAATTGATTCCAATCCCATTTCCACCTCATCTAAAGGGTAAGTATCAATATTATACCATAGCTGACATGGATTGGCTCAAAGATTATAAATTTAAAACAGTTAAAGAATATCTCCAGGTATAACTCGGTTGGAATCAGAATCAAAGTGTTGAGTTGAGAACTCAAATAGTTCTGCATCTTCTATTGCTACCATCTGATGCCTAGTCTCTCTACAACAGTGAAAACTATCACCTGGTTCTAGTATCATTGTCTTTGCATCTTCTAATTTATCTGTCTTACCATAGAATAAATGAATCTTCCCTGACTGTAGATAGAAGGTCTCATCTTTTAGTATGTGGTAGTGCCATGAGCACCTGTGGTTCTTCTTAATAAACAATAACTTGCCACAGTATTCTTCTGAGTTAGCGATCCATTTCTCCCAACCCCATCCTTTAGGTACAAATTTTGGTTTAGTTTCTCTCATTTAAAAAAAGTCCTCATCATTCATTGCTTTGTCATCAATAAAAAGATCTGCATGTGGTTTGCCCATGATCAATTCATGATATTTACACCCCCATATATCTAGTTGCAATAGAGTGAGGGGTTTCAACACCTCCTCTGCCTTTGCTTTTGCCTCATCATGTGGAAGCATACTAGATCTACCCATAGCACGAGCAGTAAAGTACATTATATAATGACCGTCATCATATAATTTATTAATCCTTTCTATCCTATCTTTCTTTGGCATAGAACCTTCATAGACACATTTACCACATGTACCAGGTGTACATATAGTACCGTCTATATCAAAGCAATATCTCATGTTCTAATCCCCAATACAAATTTTTTAATGGATATATTTCTGTTGATTTAGTTAGTTGTCTCCAACCATACATCGCTAGACCAACAGAAGTTCCAGCGTCAGTAGAAACTGGTTCGACATACAGTTTAGCACCTTCAGGTAAATGTTTCAAGTATTCATAGTTTGCTACACAATTCAATGCACAACCTCCTGACAATACTAGATTATTACTAACCTTTAATGCTTTTTTAATCAGTGCAATCATGTATGTTTCAAAATCTTTTTGACATCTCCATGCTAAGTTGGCAGGATCAAGATCACCATACGGTTTGAACTTAACACCACAAGGATCTCTGTCCCACATACTCTCATCAATCTCACCATCAACTAAGAATGATTTGATATTAGGATCTTCTTTACCATAAGATGAGAGACCCATTAGTTTCCCACACTCAAGAGTTCCGAATCCAAGATACTCACTGATACCAGCGTATACAAATCCTATACCAATAGTATAGTCAGTTAAAGTTGATCCCTTGTACCAAGGAACTGCTCTCTGATGTACCTTATCAAATGTATGAGGATATGATGCCTTGTATATAGTTTCTACTTCATGCCCTCCACCATCAACATATGCACCAGCACCATCAACAACTAACACTGCTGCATCTTCAAACCCAGAGTTATAAAATCCTAGTGCTGCATGATGTAGGTGATGTTCAGCACTACAGTCCATAAAATTAGGTTTATCTTTTATCTTTTGTATCAGATCACATGTAAAGTTCAATACATTATCAGCAAGTTCAGGATCATCTGTATGATGTAATGTAGTATGTAATGCTAAATCTATATCATCTATCTTTCTAACACTATCAATTAATGCTATGTAAGGTCTATAATCATGTTTTTTTCTACTGACTCTCTCCTCTTCCACCATCCATTCTATCTTACCATCTTTTAAATAACATACAGCAGCGTCATGAGAACAATTATAAGATAGTATATTATTTGAGGATACCATCTACATCCTCCATCGTTAAAGTATATGTACCAGTGTGTTGAACAGCAATTGCTGCACATCTATTAGCAAAATTTATTGCTTCCTCCATAGAATCCAGTTGTATATAATAGAATACTAATCCTGCTAAGAATGTATCACCTGCACCTGTCACATCAAATGTTTTAGATGCAGAAATTGGAAAAGTTTTCTTGTTCCATAGAGCACCTTTAGAACCATGAGTTACAATCATATTTTCACCCTTGGGTATATGATCTGGATCTAGTAGACTAAATTCTTTTTCATTAATCTTGTAGATTACATTGGGATAGTTTGTAGGTAGTTTTTTCTTCTTAGTATCAACAAATATTTTAATGTTTGGATTCCTACTAGCAAGATGTTCAATAGTTTCTAGAGTAACAAACCCTTTATCATAATCAGATATGACAATAGCATCATATTGTTGATGCACTGCTGCCATAGTTAACTGAGAGGGATGTAATGGTTCACACTCTGGTTCTGTATCAAGACGCATGATCTGTTGATTAGATCTGGAATGTACATACCTTGTCTTAGTTATCTTTTCTTTATTAGTCAGAAAATTTACATTGATACCAAGAGATGTTAGATTTGCATGAACATTACCTGCCATACCAGCAGCACTTTTAGTCTCCCGATATTTCATGACAGGAATCGGTCCTTCAGGACTTAGACCAACAGAATCAGCATACACCCACTCGTCGGTGCAACTATCCCCTATCAATAATAGATTGTATTGTCTTTGTAGTTGCATACTTTTCAATCCTATCAAAGAATATTAATTCGCCAGCACTGTGTTTACCAATGACTGACTTACCTTTCCAATCGGAACCAACCATCATTATATCAGGTCTAACATCTTTTATCAATGCTTCAAGAGATTCATCACTACTAAAGTAAGTTACCTCATCAACTGATGACAAAGCAATAAGCATTAACCCTCTATCTTCCTGATTATATATTGGACGATTGCTTCCCTTTTTTTCTTTCACTCTGTCATCAGTATCAATACCAACAACAACATAATCTCCCAGAGATTTAGCATGGTTTAGTAATGCTATATGACCAGGATGTAGTAGATCAAAGGTTCCATTAACAAAAACTTTGACCCACTTTTTTTCATGTATAAATGGTTTGACTTTATTCATTTTTAACCGTGATCAATTTACCATACTCAGGTAAATACAAATACTCAAGACCACTAGAATCAAGAGTTTTAATAGCATCTTCTAGTGTTTCAACCAAAGGTTCTCCACCCAAATTAAAGGAAGTATTAAAGATGATAGGGCAACCTGTCTGTTTATAAAATTCCTGAATGATATCATAGTAATTTTTATTCTGTTCTTCTGTTACTGTTTGTATTCTACATGTCTTATCTACATGAATGATTGCAGGGATTTTCTCTTCAATACCTGGTTGACAGTTAACAGCATACATCATAAACGGAGTCTCATCCATACCACGAAGATCAAACCACTCATGTACATGTTCTTTTAAAATAGAACCTGCAAATGGTCTAAAGAACTCTCGTTTCTTCAATGTGTTAACATGATCTTTACCATTAGGATCACGAGGATCATATAATAGAGTACGATTTCCAAGTGCTCTTGGTCCTGCCTCTGATCTTCCTTGGAAGAGTGCAACAATATTCTTGTCTATAACAAGTTTAATAATATCTTCATGAGTTGCATCTTTTACCTCAGCATCATAAGATTCTACCATGTCAGTAATGTATTCGTTTGTGTAATTGTATTCAGGTCCAGTGTATAGATCTGTAATGCGTTCTCTTATTCTAACATCATTTGTGATACGATGATGCCATAATAGGGCAGCACCTAGTGCTGTACCACCATCATTACTTACTGGTTCAACATAAAGATTGATACCCTCCTCCTTTAACTGATCAAGATACCAATAGTTAGCCATACAATTCAATGCATAACCCCCAGATAAGACAACATTTCTATTGCCACTATTTCTAACTGCTTTTCTAATCAATGCTAGGACTTGTTCTTGAGTATCATTTTGTACTCTCCAAGCAAAGTTTTTTCTACCTTCACAATCATATGCTTTTTTAACCCTAGGATCATCTATCCCTGTTTCATGCTCTACTTCTGGTACAATTTCATTGATCTCAGGTTCATACCACAGATTTTGAAGTGCACCATTAGGATACATTGGTGTAAAAATATTACTGTCTGCTAGATCTACTGGTAACATTCCACATTTATTAAAGAGGGGTGGAATATATTTACATGGTTGTCCATAAGGTGATAAACCCATAGTTTTACCTGCCTCAATAGCAGGGAATCCACAGTACTCGGTGACTGCTTCATAAGTTTTTACTATACCACATTTATGTGAAGCAATTAATTCGTGGTGATCATTCTGAGGTGATTCATAATTTATTTCTTTACCATATCCATTCCAGAATCCAGTATCAAAATTATTAAAATAATTTAATGATGAGGCATACTTAGAACCTAGATGCTTATATTTTGTATCAAATTTATGAGGATATGCACAATCAAATATAGTTTCAGTCTCCCAATAATCCTCTACTTCCTTTTCACTCTTACCAAACTTACACCATGATCCTGCACCATCTACAATGACTGCTACTGCTGTATCAAAACCAGAATTATAAAATGCTGTAGCAGCATGTGTCCTATGATGTATATGTCCCATGTCAATATAATTCTTGGGAACTTGAGCACCACATTGCCTTTTCGTTACTTGATCTTCAGTTAGTTCATTGACATCAGGTAGTAATCCTAGTTTTCTAGCAAGACCATAGTAAGGATCATTGAAACAATAATCCAACTTCATGTCTTTAGATGCTTCCATCCTTGTAGTATGGACAGTTACAAAATAATCTAACCTGTCAGTATAATCTTTAATTTTAACAATAGATGCTAAAGGTCCGCCATCATACTTAGCACGAGTTAGTCTCTCTTCTTCCATTGCAAATACTAATTTGCCATCTTTTAATAGTGCTACACCTGAGTTGTGTCCTCTAGCAACTGCTGCAATCCACTGTGTCATTTGCCAAACCCCTTTTTAGTAACTGTGCTTGTAGGACAAGCAGGATCTTCACAACAAGAATCTTGTTGAGATATTTGTTTTTGTTCAACTATAGGAATATCTTTAGACTTACCTAGTCTCTTTCTACAACTATTAATAACATTCTTGATGTCATCCTTAGTCATAGTCATACACTCATCATTCTGCATGTCCTGAGCATCTTCTGTAGTCAACCTGAGAGGAGAGAATGTTCTCCTACCTTCTCCAAGATCAATGATATCAAAATCTTTATCATTTGGATAAGAAATATTTACAGGGTATGTGGATCCTACAACAACTGTTGATGTAGTACCAACTGACTTGGCAATATGTTGACCAACACTATCACATCCTAAGAAATGATCAGCACACTGAATCATACCTGCCCATAAACGAATGTCAGGAATCTCAGGAAAGGCATGGTTGTATTTACTCTTGCCACAATCAAATTGAAATTCACTCATAATAATAACAGCATAGTTTTTCTTTAAATCATTAACAATCTCAGCAATATCTGATACATTAAAACTACGAGAGGTTGGATCAAAAATATATCCATCAGTGTTCATGACACCTCTACCAAAAGGTTGAATGATAATACATTTATCTTTACCACACTGACCTTTGATCTGTTCTATGGTTTGTAATGCTCCAACACCTTCTTGCTTTGTAACCTTAAGATTAGGTGCAGGTAATTCTCTTGGTTCATCTAAACCATTAATTTCCATATCATATGCTTGGGTAAGACTACACTGTTGATTGTAGTAATGCCACATTCTATATGGTTCTGGTGTTACACAGTCTCTATCTTTAATCTTATCTTCAAACAATCCTTTATGCCAAATATCATAGGCATGTTTATGTAAGACAGGATGACCTTTGAAGAAGTTCATGCCACCTTCTGCCACAATTATAAAATCGTCATGGTTCTCTGCATACTTTTCAAGTGCAGGGATAGAACAGATGACTCTACCTGCTCCACCATTAATAAAAAATGCTTTAGATCTCATAGTCATACATCAATAACTTATATAGTCACATAAAAAGAACTTGATTCATTCGATTGTAGTCGGTAAACATACCCAAGTCAACACTCTGACCATGTAGAACCTCAGCTTCATACATTACCATTCTATTATACACCATCTCAAACTCATGTTCAAGTTTCCAACGAGGACCATGAGTATACTTCTTTACATGATTAAAAATTTCTGCATTGGATAACTTATCTGCATTAGGTGGTACAGGAATACCACTGATCTCTCTCTTAGGTATGCTCATCTCACCATCAAAACTATACCATCCAGTTCCTCCTGCACATTCATCTGCAGTATTTAAATATATGTTAACACCAAACTGAAAGTTAGGTAGACCAGGTTCTTCTACCCCAGTATAACGATCTTGATGTGGAACTATTGCAAGTGGATCTCTTATTAATGATGAATCATTTAAAATATTCACCATAAATCCAGCATTATTCCATGCTTGATCAAAAGTTATTATGTCTACTATATGTTTTTTATTCCAAATGTCGTTGTCTGTTGCAAGATCTAAGAAAAAATCATAGAGTGGTGTATCTAAAAATTCAAATTTTTTAAATACTCTCCAACCAGGAAATCCACTGACTAACTTTTCATCATCACTGATAGGTTCAGAGAGTGCTAACTTTCTTATCTCATCAGGATTTTTATAGAAGTCGTCAATAATAACTGCACTTCTACCTTTGTGTTGAAAGACTTTTACATCTAATGAATCATTTAGTTCAAACATATTACATAAAAAGAACTTGATTAATACGATCAAAGTTAGTAAAGAATCCTAACTCTGCATTTTGACCATGAAGAACATCAGCTTCATATAATATCATTCTATTATATACCATTTCAAATGAGTGTTCAACCCTACAGTAATCACTATCTAGGTGAGATCTAATATGATTATATAATTCTGTTGGAGTTGCACCGTTTAGTTTAGGTATCCCACTAGTAACTCTATCCATAATACTTATATCACCACCAAAACTATAAAGATTAGTGCCACCATGACATTCTTCTGGAGTATTTAAATAGATGACACATCCATACCTAGATCTAATAATACCAGTAAAGGTGTCATCATCACATGGATAGTAATCTTGATGAGGTATGATACCCAATGGATTATTTAAAAGAGTCTTATCATTTATAACATTACACATGAAACCTTGTTCATCCCACCTCTCATTAAAAAAATCTTCATCATATACTTGTTCTCTTCTCCATATATCTTTATCAAAACATAGGGTATGAAATATATCTTTTAATTTTTCTCTAACCTCATTAGTATCTACATATATTCTACCACCAGGTATAGAAGGTGCTTCTCTACCTCTACTATTTAAATTAGACAAAGCAAAATCTCTTACCTTATCAGGATTTTTATAAAAATTATCTACAACTACAGCATTACGACCTAGTATATCTGTGGCAACTTTAATTTCTAATTCATTATTAAGGTCAAACATTTTATAAAATCCTGTGGGTCAAAAAAAATTCGGGAAATTTTTTCCCGAATTCTGGTAACTAAAAAGTCAATTTTGTTTTGGGTCTAGTCTGCAACCTGTACAAAGTCTGGGTTGTCTTGATCATCTGGATCCATTGGCCAAACAATAAGGTGTGTAGCAGTACCGATACCTGCCCAATCTGCTGGCAAGTTTCTTAGTTTTGTACGATAATCTTTCCAGCGTTGCTTGACTGACTCAGGCATGTCTTCTGCAATACGAGTGTCACTAGAGTTAAGTCTAGAAGTTCTCTCTGCTCGCACCCAATCCCATCCAAAACTATGGTCATCTGTTTCACCAGGACTAGGAGCATCAGTAGCAAATATAGGAGTAGACCAACCACCAGCACCACTATTAAGTGTAGGATCATAATAGAATGATCTCATATCATACACTTCATGGAAATGATATGGATCTGAAATCTTAGGATTAGGTTCTGATGAAGGACCACATACAATTTCTATCTTTGAAGGTGCTGACACTCCACCGAACATAGCAGCAGCATGTATTGGATATACTTCAGCGTCTAAGTTGACGACATATGTATCGATGGGTGGAGTTGGAAACTCAAAACCATCAGTATCATATACCTCAAATATTTCGCTAGTTTTATTACCAGCAGCATCCTTCTTCATAATTACAGAAAGATTTTTGGGTCCAACATAGGTGTCAACACCTACCTGTGCATCGTCTTGATCTTGTCCCTTCCATGCACTCGGTACAGGAAATAAAAATGTTTTTGTTATGTTAGCCATTGGATTTTTTCAGGTGTTCTCCTTCATTTGTTATTTATTAAGACCAAGTGGTGACAACAACCATTCCTGCTTGTCCCCAGTCACCCCAACAGTCAGAACCTTGAGTAGATGGACTAAATCCACCGCCACCTGGATAGAGTGAGTGACCATTACAGCAACCACGAATCGGTCCTCTAGAACAGAAGTCTCTTCCGTATGATGCAGGTGCACCGTATGGACCTGAAGCACCTGATGCCATTTGTCTGAACTCAGTATGACAATACTGGTTAGCATGATACACAGAGCGAATTCCACCAATAGCGTAGTCATATCCACAAGCACAAGACTGAACCTCACTATAGCACTGGTTACATTGAGCATGATACATGCAATTGTAGCACCAACCACCACACTTCTGTCTACCCCAAGCACCACCGTTAGCACAGAAATTATTTAATCCACTACCCTGAACATAAGTTACGCAACCACAGAATCCGCAACCTGTTCTACCATGACAACATCCACAACAACTACATCTGTTACTACCACCAGCACAGATTGTATATTGTGAAGAGCCAGGTGTAAATTCTCCTTCGTGTGAATATATTTGTTTAACAGCATATGAACCAGATCCACCAGGAATTCCCATGTTAGACTGGCAACATCTTCCTCCACCACCTGAACCACCAGATCCCTGCAACTCAAATCGAATTGTCAGTGCCTTACCTGGTGCAGTCCAATTGCAGCAACAACCTCCATTAGTAGGACTCCAGTAACAGCAGTTACTAAAGAACCTTTTGCAGACAACCGCAGTAGAGAATCCAGAAACCTGTGCTGGTCCTAAGGAGTTTGCTATGATAGCATCTCCCCCCTGAATCTTCTTATATGTTTGATAATTAGCCATTGCTTATACTCTGTGGTATTAGTATTTAGAAAAAAATATAACAAAAAGGGAGTGATACACTCCCATCAAAGAGAATTAAATTGTGATGATTCTCCATCCTTGTACACCATCATAGAAAACTAATTCAAATGCTGCACCTTCAGTTGTGACTGTTAGGTCAGCGTTGTCTCCCATGATTGGGTTACCATTTCTACCAATAGTCAATGCATTAGAATCGAATGTGTCTGCGACATCAAAGAATCTAACTGTATCACCTTGGACTGGAGATGAAGGTAAGGTAACTGTAAATCCACCTGATGTTGTATTACAGAATGCTTGCTCTTTGTTCTTAAGAGTAGTACCGTTACCAGTTACATTAACATTAGCGTAAGAACCTAGTGGTAACCATCCTGTACCATTATAGAATTCAAATCCATTAGCATCAGTGTCATAACGGAGACCACCTTCTAATAAAGCAGAACCAGTAGGTCTTCCTGCCTGACTACCTCTAGGTGGAACCATGATGCCAGATGTAGCATCCATCTTACCTCTTGTGAGGAATCCACGAGTTGCTTTCTCAGTAGGAACAGCAAGGTTAGAGTCTCCACTCATCGCTTCATCAGATGAGAATTCGTTAATCGCTTCACCAATCTGACCACCGATAGCACCCAGTCTTAGTTCTGTCAAACCAGACAAGTTGAAAGCGGAAGCATCCAAGGTAGCAGCACCAGTCAACTGGTTAACTGAGAAGTATTCTCCAACTCTGAAGTTACCTCCTTGGTCAGTTGATACAAAGAAGATCTTACCAGTGTTTCTAATGTTAGTTTCATTACCCTGAGAGGCATTGTTCTCATTAACATTAGGATAGTTAGTGCTAGTTGTGTTACCTGTACCTATGAGTAGGAAGTCATGACCAGTTAGTCTGATCTTGGAGAACTTACTTCTCATCACAAACTCTTGTCCATCATTACCAACATTAGGTGCAGATCCTTTTCCAGGTGCGATAGTAACAGTTGCTCTACCATCACCAGCAGTGATTGCTGCAGTAGATGTCTTACCTATACCACCTTGCATACCAATGTATGCATGAGCACCAGTATAAGTAGACTGTTGGTTCTCACCTGTTGTGTTTAGTACATTGAATACAAGTGTTGTTGATCCAGTACCTGTAAGAACAGGGATAGGATTGTTAGCAATTGCATCTGTAGGACGAGGATATGCAGTAGATGAAATGTTACCGTCCTTAGCACAAGTAAAGAGTAGAGATCCAGTCTTAACTCTAATATAATCTCCGTAGAGTAAACCATGTGCTGTAGAAGTAAACACAGTAACGATACCAACATAAGGATCGTAGACTGCTTCGTTAACATCTAACTGTGTACCTTGTACATAATTACTTTGTGATCTAACAATATATGTGTTCGTATCGGAGAATCCCATACCAACTGTTGTGAATCCAATTGCGTCTCCAACCGTAGGAGATGTAGTTAGTCCAGCAACCTCAATAAGAATATCTTTTTGTCCAGCAACAGCGTTAGCACCAGTACCAACTCGGAAGTATCCAGTAGCAGCAGCACCGACAGAATCAAGTTCTACATATTCACCAGGAGTGAAGACTGTAGTACCCATACCTACTGCACCGTTAATTGTAGTAGGAACACTAGAAGTGTTACCAAATCCAGCTTTATACTTGAAGTAGATAGCGTCAGCAGAAGACTGATCGTTTGTTAGTGTTGCACGAGCACCTGAGACAGTACCACGCATAGTAGCACCAACACCAAGGTTACCAACATAAGTACCAACAACGGTGGTCATCTTATCACCGTAAAGTTTACCAGGTCTTGCTACTTCATGAGTAGAGAATCCTGTAGCAACTGCACCATATGTACCATAAGAGTTGTTACCTGATAGAGATCTGATTTCAGATCCATCATCAGAGTAGTAACCATATGCACAATAGTATGTGAAGCATGAAACAACTTCAGCAACAGCGTCATCTTCTAGCATAAATCCAACACCATCGGAATGGATGTTAGTAAATGCATCAAAGACCATTGATTTATATCCAGCACCTTCTTGGTTTAGATGATGTTGTCCACCCTCTATAAGAATACCAATAGCACCACCATGTCCACTGCCATCCTTGGCAACATCAGAGAATGATGTACAATCTTTAATGTATGGTGATCTTGTTAAGATAGATTCATTAGGATTGAGTCGTACATAAACACCACAAGCGGTAGTACCAACACCAACCTTGTGTTGCATCTTATCTGTATTGAAAGGATCATTAACATCATAAGCAAATCCTTTCAGACCCTTCATGGTAACCGCCTGAATCGTTGTAGCGTCAGACACATAGAACATCGTTGAACGATCATTCGGTGTAACACCATCAGTCGAAATACCTGAGTTAGGTTGAATCGTTGAACCTCTTAGAACATCACCTGCAATAGAGAAGTTCTTAGGTAGAACAATAGGTAAGTCCTCGTTGAACACACCAGCAGATAGTTTTAGAATAACTGGTGCTGCGTTAGTAACTTGGTTTAGTGAACCAGCAGGTTGTGGATCAGAATAAGTGTGTGGGATTGTTGAAGCACCAACACGAGATACAAACTGTCTGTCACTATTAATACCAGAGATAGAGAAGTAGTATCCTTCCGCACCTGATGGGAAGTCTGTTCCTGGACCTAATCCAGAAGCACAAGTGAAGTGTAGACCAACCAGTTTGATCTCACCACCTACGAATAGACCGTGGTTCTTAACAGTAGAAACTGTAATGATACCAGTAGTATTATCGTAAACAGCATCGGCAACAGCTAACTGTGGGTTAGTTGATGTACATGCGAACGCAATGGTTCCGAAAGCAGCGTCAGGAGATTCTCCAGACTTATCATTAGATCCCCTCTGGGAGTCAACATAATAAACTTTAGTTCTTTTAGCAGCAAATTCCCATGTAATTTCATCACTCGTACTTACATTCAAGAATGTACCTTGAGTACCAATACCCTGTCGTGTTGGACCTGTACCGTTTCTTGTGAGTAGATCACCCTTAGTTGTTAGGAGTGCTGCACTGTCTCCAATAGCAAATGCTTGCCATATTGTAGAGTCTGTTCCAGGAGTTGTACCATAGTTGGTAGCAGCAACTGAAATGTATGCTGAAGATTGGAACTCAGCAATGTCACCTATCTCATAGTATGTTGATGTAGTATAAGCACCTGTCCAACTAAATCCACGGTGTAGTAGTGACCAACCATTGATACCTGAATCAATAGTAGTACTACCTATACCTGTTGGTCTTTGGTGTGCTTCGATCTTTAATATGTCAGCCTGATATGTATTACCACCAAATCTTACGATCTCACCTTTAGAATATGGACGGCTTGTATCCCATGCTTCATTAGCACCTGTACCAATACCTAAGTTAAGGAACTTCCACTCTGTTTCGTTCTCGTTAGGCTGTTTAGATCTAGGGTTAGTACCAATAGCAACATAAGTTGATCCTGTAAACTCAACAATGTCACCACGCTCATACCTAGCAGTCTCGATATATTGACCTTCGTTCTCAAGACCTGCTGACATCTGAGAGAAGTTCTGAGCAGGAGGGTAGAACCCATCTGATCCTACACCTGCAGGGTCAGTGGCTTTAGAATGTATATCAGCAGCAACTTGGAATGGTGTAGTACAACGATACTCTCTAACACCAAAGGTTACAACATCATTAATACCATAGTAAGTATTAGTTGTAAGATTACCTCTGAAATTTAAACCCTCTGCATAAAGTTCCCAGTTTGCAGGGAAGTCATTACTATACCAGTTACTAGAAAGACCAGTAGAGGTATGCTGACTAGTACAAATATAAAGGTTACCACCTTCTTGAACGACATCATCTACAACATATGCTGTCGTAGTAGTCCATTCTCCTTTGTAGTCAAAACCACTAGTATGTGTTTGCCAGTAAGTAGAGTCACTGGTAAAGTTGGATGCCAATCCTTGTGAGGTATGGTTTCCGATACAGACAAAAGAAGTTGCACCGAATCTCACGATGTCATCTATGACATAAGCGGTGGAGGTTGTCCAGTCGCCACGCCAGTTGAACTTCAGTCTGCCAAGTCTAAATTCTGCCATTGTTAGTGCTCTTTATACAGGTCCAGAGTAGGTGTGTGATCCATTGACTTGAAGGACTAAGTATCCGTCAGAATCTAGGAAATAATTTATGTTTCGCCTGTCATAGCGAATCTGTTGATATTTATCTTGTGGATGATTGCTCTTGGATTTTTGTTCCGTAGTTTCTTCCACATAATCTTGATAGTCACCGAAACCCTCAACTTGTGAACCATCTAATCTAAATGGATCAAAAGTTTCAGTGGTTGATGCAGTACTTACCTTTGTGAGGTGAAGCATATGATCAGCATCTCTCCTAAAAGCATACACATAGTATCCTTTAGAATCTTTAGGTTGGAAGTGTGAGTTACTAAGTGATAGTGCCATGTTAACTAACGATACTCCAATAATTTCCGTTCCATAACAACATAACAGTAATCGAGGGAACATCCAAAATCAGAGGAGGTTCCTCTATATTTCCGATTGCATCTCGAAATTTATTCACAGCGTCAGTAATAATAACATTATTTATGTGCCATGTATTTGCTGCATCATGAATTTCAATACTATCTCCAACCGACAAACCCACAGTGGGCATAGAATAGTATAGTTCACTAGCAGAAGTATCAATAACATATCGTTTGTTGACAACAAATGCTGCGGATGCATTTTGATAGTTCCAAACTGGAACAGCACCAGTAGCAGCAGATGCAACAGTCTCTATACTATTACCACTTCTAATGTAGATTTTTTGGTCTACAATATTAATCGCCATCTCTCCGTCTTGGAGATCGGACAGACCTGGAATCTGTCCGATGGTAGTACTTCGTTTTGGCTTAATTGCGGTAGGCATTATCTA